ATTTTACTTAGACTTGCTAAAGTTTGAGCATCTGACCTGTGTCCTATTTCAACTGAAGTCTTAGCAACTAAGTCTAAAACTTTTTCTGTAAGCTCTTTTAAGTTTTCTTGCTTTAATGCTTTCATAATTCAATTTTTTTTATTGTATCGTCCATTTCATCTAATCTTTTATTAACTTCTTTATCTATATGATGTTCTATATAATCCTCAACAGTATCTAATATATCCATAGGGCATAATATATAATCCTGCATATCATTTAATTCATCTAACAATAAATTATAAAATTCTTTTTCTGTCATAATAATTCTTTTGCTTTTTGCCATTCATTAATTTGAGCGTCTAACTTACTCATTGTTTTTTTATTAGACTTAGGTTTATCCCATTTTTTTTGATTGTTAGCCCAAGTCTTTATTCTTCTTTTTGTTTCCCAAGTTTTCTGTAATTCATATTTCATTTTTGTATTAGACTTATTAGGTTCTGTCCAATAATCTATAAATCCATTTAAAATACTTTCATCATAATCAAAACACAAAACCTCAAAAACAAAATCATCACGCCTATTAGATATATTATTTTTATTGTTATTCTTATTGTTATTCTTATTAATAGTTTGCGTTTTTTTAACTTCTAGTTGTTCACTTTCTTTACAACTAGTTTGCGTTTTTTTAACAACTAGTTTTGCAGTTTCTTCACAACTAGTATTTAAATAGCTTAACAACTTGGATTCCTTTATTTTAAAGTGCTGCTTTGCAGGAACTCCAATTACTTTTGTTTCAATAATTCCTAATTCTTTTAGCTTTTTAATTGCTTTTCTTTGCTGATGTGAAGTCAAACAAGTGTCTTCTTCTATATTATTAGCAGTATTAAAAAACCAACCATCAGTCATTCCGTTAGCCATAAAGTATTCTTCTTTGCTAATTAGGTCAGCAAGCAGGACTGCGCCCTTCAATCCCACCTGCTTCGCTAATTGCTTGTTTACTATTAAAAAAGCTGAACTACTTAGTAAATGTTTCATATAACTTCTATTTCGTATTTATAATTTTGAAGTGCTAACTTACACAATTCAAATTTATTATAGAATTCTCTGTAAGAAACTTTTATATCAGCTCCAAACTTACCGCAACTAATACGGATAGTAGTTTGATGTTTATCACAATCATATATATTATTGTCTCTTAAATATTGCTTTAAATCATGCAAATCTTTAAAAGTGTATTTTGCATCTTTAATTTCTGAATAGGCATTGTAAATTAAATTAAATGTATTTCTATACTTAGGGAATGTAGCATAGTTAAAAGCGTGTCTAACTTCATAATGATTAACACTTGTTCTGTCTCTATCTAATACTTTAGCAATAACATCTCTATGAGTTCCATCTTCAATTCTTGAAATCATAGCAGCTATCATTCTTGGTACATGATATTCTAACTTTCTAGTTTTTAAAGCTAGAGAGCCTTTAGGCAACCCTACTAAACTTGTAGTAAGGTCGCAAAGGTTTTTAAAGTTATCTTCTGTATTCATCTTAGAAAGGCATATCTTCTTCAGCTTCTCCATTCTGTATTTTATCTGAAGATTTATTGCTTTGATTAGTAAAAAAGTACCCATCTATATTGTGAAAATATCTTCCGTTGTATTCTCTTGAATAAACATTACAAAGAACTGATACCTCCATTCCTATTTCTAGCTTATTCATTTGCCCTACTTTATCACCAAAAGCACTTACACAGACTTCATTATTAAAATCATTTCCTGTATCAATTACTATTGATTGTTTTTTCCATTCTTTACCTGCTTTAGACACTCCTGTTTCTAATTCAAGTTTCTTTACTAGTTTTCCTGTTACTTCCATTTTTATTTATTTATTTAATTATTACTCTTTTTAAAATCTTCTGCTTCATCTTCTCCAAATACTCCAAGTTCATAGAATCCTGTTAGTTTCAATACAGCTCTTGACATAGCTCTTTTCTCAGCCATTTCCATTACATACCAAGTATTAGTGTTTCCGTCTTTAAAACCTGCTCCTTTTAAAGCTGAACCAAAAGTCTGAATTGCCTTGCCTTCTTTTCTTGCATTGGCTTTTACTACGCAAAAATCTTTTTCACATTTAATTACATCATAATCTATGTAAATGTTTTCTAAAGCTTGTATCTTATCAATACCGCTTCTTGTCAAGATGATGTAGTGCTGATGTTTAAAGACATCATCTTTGGTTAGATTGTACTTAATGTACTTTTCTTTTAGTGCTTCTGTTTTCATATATTTCTACCTATGTTAATTGGCTAGGTTTTTTGCCTGTTGATAATTTCGTTAAAAATACTAAATTAAATTTATTACTATTGGTATTTTACCATTGTTTTCATAGTGTTTTAAATACTCAGGCTTTAATTCTCTATCCCAACTATCCTGAAGTTGCCAACCGTGTTTCTCAATCATTTGACAAAACTTGTTGTAAATTTGTAATTCAGTTCCTACAACTACTACTGACCTGTTGTTATAGCTTATATCATTATTAAAATGACCTGAAGCTTTGTCGTAAGTGTGAACTCCTGCTTGTTGGTACTGAGGTTTTAAAAACCATTCATTAGCTATTACTTTTGTGTTATCTAATTCTCTTTCAAAAAGATTTGAAAAGAATGGCTTATTGTAATCTACATAAGTAGAGTGTTCTAAATATTCTGCATCAAGTATAGTCATCTTAGCAGTAGTTTTGAATATAAAGTAAAGTAGCTAATATTGAAGCACCTATTATTGCTAAATGAGAAACTACATCTAACATCTTATTTATTCTTTTTGCTTTCGCTTTAGTTAGATTTATCTCTATATAATTTTGCATTTTGTTTTTAATAAAAAAGTTTGTTTTTTCTTTTTCATTTAAGAAGTAAGTTGCTCCTGTGTTTCTGTTTACAATTTTGTAGTTCATTTCTTAATTATTTAATTAGTTTAATTTTGATGGTACAAAAGTACATTAAAAAACTTACTAACCAAACTTTTAACAGACTTTTTAACTAAAAATATTAAAAAAAGTTATCCCTTATCTAGTAAATGATACTAAAATAAATTTAAAAAAATATTAAAATTGGTTGAAAAAGGTGTTAAAAAAGATGTATAAACCCTAAATTGATAAATACAAAACTATTAAAATAAGCGCAAAATAAAATAAACTAAGTTTAGTTGAGTCTTTTAATTGCACTATAAAGGCATTAACAAATTGAGTGGAGTTTGACCGTTGTTTAGTATAACTGCACAACCAACAGCAGGTCTTTTACCGTATTTAGCATATGCCATTGCGTAAGATTTGTGATTGATTCCACAACCGACTTGAGTTCCATAAACCCTGAACTTCTTACCAACATAATGTTCTGTATAGCATTGGGTGTGCAAATGCCCTTGAACAGTATTCATCATATCAGCACGACACTTAGTTCTAGCCGTACCACCTTCACCATGTATGTATTGTACTCCGTCTGATTCGTATCGTTCTACAAAATTCCAATCAGGAGTTTCTAGGACTTCTTTAAAAGACTTAATCCATTTAGAAGGGATTGAAGAAGTCTGTGCTTTACGCATTATAATCCTGTCGTGGTTACCAATGATTACAGTAGCCATAGGGAAAGCGTCTCGCCAACGCCCTATTTTCTTAATAGCTAATTCAAGCTCATCTAAGCCACCCATTCCATCAGCAGATGCCTCATGATATGAAGAAAAATGATTGTCGATTACATCACCTATAAATACAACCTCTGTGCAATTATAAGTATAGTATTGGTCTATACAGAAGTCTAAGTAACCATCTAAACAAAAAGGTTCATGCAAGTCACCGATAACTAGAACATTTCTAGTCTCGGCTTCCCGCATTTTTTCTAATGCCACAATTTCGTGTGGCTTTAATCTGTATCTATTACTTTTTTGCAATGTCTGCTATTCCTTGCGCTCCAATTAAAGTAAGCAGTGCATAAAATAAATCTCTTGCAGTTGTTTCGTCAACTCCTAAGTAAGTAACAATAGCAGGTACAACTACAGAACTAACTGCATACCAAAACTTCTTACTCTTTACCATTTGA